ACGACGGCGTGACAAACCCGTACAATATGGTCATTGCACCGGGTGTCGTGATTCCAGTCGGATCAAACAACACCAACAACCCTTCTATTCAACGTCTCGATACAGGATCGAACCTTGCTCTCGCGCAATTCGAAATCGTGGAGCTTCAGAACGCTATCAAGTTGGCAATGTTCAACGATCTGCGTGATCCTGCTGGTCCTGTTCGTAGCGCCACTGAGGTTGCTATTGAATCCCGAGAGCTTGCAAAACGGATCGGGTCGGCCTTTGGGCGACTTCAGACCGAGATACTCGTACCAATACTCAAGCGTGTCGTCGCTATACTAACTAGGCGCGGATTGATCGTCCCTATCGAGCTAGATGGCCGTGATGTGCAGATCAAGTTCACTTCTCCACTAGCACGGGCACAGGATGGCGAGGACTTATTAGCCGTTCAGCAGGCCGTACAGTTCGTATTGGGCACGTCTGGCCCCGAACAAGTGTTGATGGCGTACAAGACCGAGGACTTCGGTACATGGGCGGCGAATAAGACAGGGATGCCAGCAGAACTGGTGCGATCTGAGATCGAGAAACAGCAGATCATCCAAGCTGGCGCACAGGCTCAAATGCAACAACAACAACCACCAATGGAAGCTGAATGACTTGGGACACAATTGAGGGCGCAAGCCCGGACGCCAAGAAACAGAAAGCCAAAGCACAAGAACAGATCTCCCAAATGACCAAAGCCTATGCCCGGTGCTTCAATACTGAAGACGGGCAGAAGGTCTTGGAGGATCTGACACGTCGCTTTCTATTCGACAATGCAACATCCCTATCCAGCCAGAACGTCGCGTATGAAGCGGCGTATCACAATGGCGAGGCGGGTGTAATTCGCATGATCATCCACTACATACAGCAAGCGGAGAGACAATGAGCGAAGAACCCAAAAAGCGAACGCGCAAAGCAAAACCCAAGTATGAGGTAGCGGGCGGGAATCTTGATCACCTAGCTACTATTAACTGCGAGCTTGAGTGGCTGACCCCATTGCATGAGCGGTATGGCTTCGAGAAGTTCGAGTATATCCACAAATTCCGTGCATTCCGGTGCTATAAGGACGGGCAACACGTTGATTGGATCGACGTTAACGACTTAGCCCTGATCAATGGCAAGCGGAGGCTGGAAGTTATCCTAATGAAACACCAACCCATAAGCCCTAAGAGGGCGATCATTAACTATCCTTGGAGATAATCATGGACGAACAGGCCGTAGAAAGTAACGACACCCTGACATCATTAGTAGATGCCGCTGAACCCACATTAAGTGAAGGCGAATTCTTTCTGAGTGAGGGAATCAAGGGCGTAGGCGATCAACCCGAGTGGTACAAAGCCGACAAATACAAGTCAGTAGCAGAGCAAGCCAAGGCATACACCGAGCTAGAGAAGAAGTTTGGCGGATTCACTGGCGCACCTAAAGACGGTTACCAGCCTTATGAGGGTGTTGAGTCAGATGACGCGTTGTGGGGCGAGCTGGTCGAGTTTGGCACCAAGCAAAATATGTCTCAGGCCGCTATGAATGAGGCATGGGAGCTACTGACAGCACAAGAGCAAGCCATTGAAGAGGTCTCGATTGAGACTGAGATGGCAAAGCTAGGCGATAACGCTGTTGAGCGTATCAAGGTTGTCGAGCAGTACATGAAGAACAATCTCGATTCGGACACATACGAGGAACTTCGTTACGCTGTGAACAGTGCTGAGTCGGTTCAGTTGATTGAAGCGCTGATCAAGTCCACTGCACCTGCTAAGTTGCCGATTGATGGCTACATTCAACCCGGTGGGATTACATGGCAAGACATTGAAGCTGAGATGTTCAAGAAGCACGAGAGCGGTCAGATGCTCCGCGCAGTCGATCCCAACCATGAGCGTAAGATCCAGCGCATGATGAAAGAGTTTGGCGGTGATAAGCCATACGAGCGCATTGTTGGCTAACGTAATTTGTGTGGTATCATAGCGAGATCGGATACCCCTTTCACAAGGCCCGGTAGTTTTAGGTTGAACGACTGACCGACTGCCGGGTACTCAGTCCAAAACCTCTTAATCATTGTTATACATTTGACATAGAGGAGACTGAATCATGTCAATTAATCTCTCCGCAGTAGCGGTAACTGAATTTGACAGCATGGTGAAGCACGCTTACGCGAACGCTGGCTTGCTCAAGAACGCTGTCACACTCCGAAACAACGTAGTAGGTGATACCTACAAATTCCGTCGTATGGGCAAAGGTCTTGCTAACCAGAAGACTAGTTCCGCTGATGTTGATCCAATGGACGTAGGGCACGAGTTCAAGACTGCGACTCTCGCAAACTGGAACGCGCCTGAGTACACAGACATTTTTGACGCGCAAGACGTAAACTTTGACGAGAAGCAAGAGTTGGCGACTACAATCGCTGGCGCTTTGGGTCGTCGTTGTGATCAGCTCGTTATTGATGCAATGGACGCTTCTACTCCATTAACAACTGCTGTTCCTGCTGGTGGCACTAACTTGACTATCGCTAAGGTAAACTCAGCGCAGGTTGAGTTGCGTGATCAAGGTGTTCCAAACACTGAGCTTTTCGCTGTTATCGAAGCTGGTGGTTTGGGCGGTCTGTTGAACGACGAGAAGGCAACTTCTGGCGACTATCAGGCTATCAAGGCGCTTGTATCTGGTGAGATCAACACTCTTGTTGGCTTCCAGTTCATCATCCTTGAGACCCGTGCCGAAGGCGGTCTGACTGAAGCGGCTAACGTCGTTGACTCTTGGTTCTTCCAGCGTCCATCGGTTGGCCTTGCTGTCGGTATCGACATGAAGACTGAAATCAACTACGTCGCACAGAAAACTTCTTGGCTTACTAACGGTATGCTCAAGGCTGGTTCTGTTGTACGTGACGAAGGTGGTTTGGTTAAGGTCCAGTACGACAAGACTGCATAAGTCTTACCCGGCCCCTTCGGGGGCCATTCTATTTCTAGGTGAGTTATGGCGAGCAAGATCGACTTAATTAGCAATGCGCTTATTCTGATCGGGGATACTCCGATTAATTCACTGACGGGTGGATCACGGCGCGAGACTGTCGCAAACAATCTATATGACAACATCGTCCAGAACGAGCTAACCAAGCATCGTTGGGGCTTTGCACGTCGCAAGGCGCAGATCTCTAAGCTGACAGACACCCCTACCGATCCCAACGAGTGGAAGAGCATTTATCAGCTACCCACTGATTTACTATTCCTGATCACTGTCTCCCCTGATTCTAACTATCAGGTGTACGGCGATAAGGTTTACAGCAACTCTTCACAAGCCCTATACGCTGACTACATTGCAAACGTCACTGAAGATGAGTGGCCTGTGTACTTTTCCAAGATGATCGAGTACGCATTGGCTATGGACTTCGCGGCGAGCATTAGAGACAGCTCTGCGGCAAGAGGTGAGATGGCGGCGGCTTATGTGAATGCGTCCCGTATGGCGCGATTCACGGACTCTCAGCAACATCCCACGCAACCGATACGAAGCAACCCATTTACTAACGTGAGGTTCTAATGGCTAAGACTCGATTCATTCAGTCTAGCTTTGTAAGTGGCGAGTTATCTCCGCTTCTCAAGGGTCGCATTGATATCAACCAGTATTATCAGGCGGTAGAGACTGCCGATAATGTTGTGATCGTCCCTCAAGGTGGAATGAAGCGCCGTCCGGGTACTGAGTTTATTGCGGCAACCACGCGGAACCTTGTGCCCCATTCCTATACAGGGACTATGCCTAACGGCGGGACGCCTTCAACACTGGCGTCAAACGATGGAACGACAACATCTACAACAACACCCATCGGCACGACTAATGACTATGTGGTTATTAAGGCTGATCGAGGCGCTAGTAACGTAGCTGAAACTGAGTTTGTTGATATTAGGCGTATCAGCTTGTCGTCTGGCACGTCTGATGAGTTTAAGGTGCAATACTCTTCTGATGACGTGACGTATACCGACGCAGGTGACGTTCCATTGATCGGCACAAACCCGCAAGACTTCCGTATTAAGGTGGGCATATACGCTCGCTACTGGCGTCTGGTGCGTGTTGGCACAACCGATCTAGGCTCTGCAACGATTACTGCCGCTGTATTCCAAGTCATACAAGAGACCGGCGTGGATAGTGACGCCAAGCTGGAAGCTTTTAGTGTTGAGGATGACCGTCATTACTTAATGGAGTTTACGCGGGACAATATCGCAATCTTCCGCTCTACTACGTTTAATGGCCTATATATACAAACCACACGAGTTGCAGATATCAAGCCAACGTATGATTCTACTGTTGACGTATCGACTGTACGCACAGCGCAGATTGAAAACGTCATGCTGGTTTTCGGTAACTTTGAGCCTATGCGATTGGTGAATCTTGGTGCCGATGAAGATTGGGTGATCGACAACATCCCATTTTTGAATGTGCCTCAGTACGACTTCGACGATGATCTAAGCCCTACCCCGCAAGATGAGGTGCAAACACTGTATCTAGATCACTCGAGTGGCGGCCAATGGCAACGTGGCGACCGTTTTGAAATAGATATCGAAGGCATCCTTTCAAAGTCTATTAGCTATGCGGGTGACTCGACTGCCGATGAGCAAGCCGCGACCGTCTTCAACATTCAGAAGAACCTGCAAGAGATGCCGGTCTTTGGTGAAACAGGCGTATCTGTATCAGCTGGCGCACTTAACTCTAGGCTTTACACGATCACCATATCTGGCGAATCAACTAAAAATTTCGAGCTATTCTCAGGCTATGTCACTGAAGGCTCTGCTGATCACGAGCTTCTCTTTACTAAGGTAGCGTCAGGCTCCCCACGTAAAGAGGATGTCTGGTCGTCTACCCGTGGATATCCTATTAGCGCGTGTTTCTACGAAGGCAGATTGGTACTTGGCGGCACTAAATCTAAACCACAGTCGATCTTCATGTCTAAGACAGGATCATTCTTTGACTTTGACATTGATGATGGTGACGATGATGAGGCAATCTTTGCCACTATCTCAGCGCGAAAACTAAATGACATTGTTGACGTGTATCCCGGTCGTAACTTGCAGATATTTACGTCTGGCGCTGAGTTTGCAGTAACAAGTAAACCCGTAACGCCAAGCAATATACAGATTGCCCCGCAGACTTCACACGGCGCAAGTAATATTGAAGTGCAAGACGTGGATGGCTCGACCATATTTGTAGATCGTCACGGAAAATCCCTTTTAAGTTTCCTGTATTCCTTTAACGAGGATGCTTACACCACAGATGATAGATCGGTACTGGCCTCACATTTAATTAACCGTCCGGTCGATATGGCGCTTCTAGCGGGTACTGCAAGTGATGACGCTAACTGGCTGTTCATTGTTAATGGTGACGGTTCAGCGACCATTTTAAACACCCTGAGAAGCCAAGATATCAACGGCTTCACTAGCTGGAATACAAGCGGCAAGATTAAAAGCGTTTGCGTTGTAGATGATCAGCTCTTTATGACGGTAGAGCGAGAGGTAAATGGCGTTGATAAGTTGTATGTCGAGCGCTGGGATTTTAACTACATAATGGATTGCTCCATCAAGACGTTACCAGACGCTATTACGGGGCAGATTACCGGGCTTGATCACTTAGAGCAGGAAACCGTCACGGTTGTTACCCGCGCAGGCTATCAAAATTCGTATGAAAACTACGTTATAGGCTCTCAACCAGTAGCAAGCGGGCAGATTGTTTTAGATCTTAACGATGTGTTTTCGCTAACTACTTATGAAGTTGGTCTGCCATTCGTTCCTACTATCAAGCCCATGCCTTTGAATACAAACATTGGATCAGGTCAGAACCAGATGCGATTGAAGAAAATCGTACGTATGAACGTACGGGTTTACGAGTCTTCTGGTATCTATATCGACGGCATCCCTGTTCCTGTTCGCTCATTTGGTGAGTCAGGTATAGAAACATCGCCGTTGGCGGGAGGATCTATTGCCCCCAAAACTGGCATAATAGAAGACGTTTACGATATTAACGGCTGGGGTAGAGAGGTCATACCGACGATTACTTGTCCTGATCCTACTCCCATGCACATACAGATGATTGAATACGAGGTCGAAGGTAACTGATGGCTCTCCCAATATTTGCAATATTAGCGGCAACAAGCGCGGCAGTAGGAGCCTACGGTCAGGTTCAAGCCGGCAAGGCTCAGAAGGTGGCACTGAAAGAGCAAGCCAAGCAGGAAGAGCTTGCGGCAGAGAGTCAGGAGCTGGCCCGACGCCAAGAACTAAACCGGGCATTGGCGGCTAATGTCGCGTCACTCTCAACAGCAGGAATATCTGGGGAAGGTACGCCAGCAAGTCTGGCTTTGGAAAGCGCAAGGCAGGCAGGTCTTAGCGAGATGACTATTGACCTATCAGAACGCCTACGAAGGGCGTCATTAGAGCGTCAGGCGAGATCGGCAACACAAATAGCAGGCATTCAGGCGGCAAGCACATTGCTTGGTGGCGGGTTAAAAGCGGCTCAGTTAGTGCCAGAGGAAGAGTAATGGCTCAGAAGCGCATTGATTACTACGGCAGGTTTACACCAACAGGTGTAGATACGTCTCAGGCTAAACGCTTGCAGGCTCTCTCTGGCTTGGCTGAACAGGTCGGGG